CACCTGAAATATTTGATGCAACAGTATTCACGTTTGATATTGACCCACCGACATTATTAACATTTGTAATAGAGCCAGCTACTGTTGTGATATTTGTGTTTGCACCAGCAACTGTTGTGATATTAGAATTTGCAGATGCGACAGTATTAACATTGGAGATTGATCCAGCAACTGTGTTAACATTAGTTAATGCACCACCAACTGAGTTTACATTAGCAATTGAACCAGCTACTAAAGATATATTGCTGTCTTTTACTGTAATGGTATTACCCATACCATTTCCATGTACATAACAGTAATATCTTAATCCAGATGATGGTGCTGTAGTCGCAACCTCTATCTGTATTTTTCTATCACCTGATGATCGGCCAGCATTAAATGTCGTTGTATTAACGTAGTTTGACTGTGTAGTTGCAGATCCATTTAGAAAGTAAGTAACCCCAACTTCATAAGCAGAACTGCCATTTTTGAACACAAGTGGGTGTCCATCATTAGTCGCATCATTCTGATTGAAGATATATGTGTTACCTCTAAACATCTCAATAGCTGGTGCATTAGCACTATCAAGAACAAATACGTTACCAGACCCAGGGTTTGCAACAGTAACTGTATATGTTTTTTCAAGAGAATTAGCTAACGATGTAATATCACTTGAAATTGCAGCTAATGTATTTAAATCAGATACTGCATCAGATGTACCAAGTATTGCAACATTAGAGGCTACTCCTGACACATTAGATAAATGGGTTTGATTTATACCAGCGACTGTTGTTACGTTTGAAGATATTCCAGCTACTGTCGTTACGTTAGCCGAAATCCCAGCAACAGTAGTTACATTACTAGAAATACCAGCGACTGTTGTGACGTTGGCTTTTATGTTTTCAACTGCTGCAATGTCACTTGATATACCAGCAACAGCTGTAACGTCACTAGCAATCCCAGCTACTGTAGTAACATTTGCTTGAATGCCAGCGACTGTAGTAACATTACTTGCAACTCCAGCAACTGTAGAAACATTGCTAGCAATACCAGCTACAGTCCCAACATTCGAGGCTATGCCAGCCACAGTAGTTACATTTGCACTAATTCCAGCTACTGTATTAATATTAGCTGATTGTGCTGATACTGTTGTAATAGAACCAATAGATGGGCCAGCTTCTGCTGCTCCTGTTGTTGCGTTGAATGCTAATACATTACCTTTTCTAGCAGCTTTATTTGGTAATGATATTTCACTTGCATCATCTGATTCTGCCATTGTTAATGAACGAGAATTTTTATTCTCAATTTCTTGCATAATTGCATAAATTTTATCAAGATCTGTATTCAAGCTTGATATATTAAATGGACCACTAGTTGCAAAGTCACTTGTTCTTTCAACATCAATATCTCTAAAAATAGTGACTGTAACACTTGTGTACACAGAGCCTAGTGTAATATTACCACCTGAAAATCCATCTTCAACAGCAGTTCCAGTTACAGCAAAAGTATTAGATCCAGTTCCTCTTGTAATTGTTGTATCTGTTCCTGAGCTATCAGTGATAATAACATTAATGTCATCTAATGAAAAAAATGGGAAGTCTATAGGAAACTGTGTTACGTTTGCAGTATTACCACCACTTCCTATTGTATGTTGTATTCTAGCATCATTGTCACCAATTGATATAGTAGCCATTATTTACCTACCTCTTTCATCGCTAGTTTATGTGCTTTAGTAAAACTCATGCCTTGTTTCATTTTTGTTGACATAAACTTCATGTGCTTTTTTGTATGATGCACACTATGTTTTTTCATTGTATCTTTTTGTCTTTTAGTTAACTCGGCCATGCTAATACCATTACTGTTAATAAATATTTAATCAATTCACATCACTTCCTATCAGCTGCCATAATATTATCCCATATAGGATCAAGGTATGGCAGATTTCCTGTAGGAGTTATAAAACGTAAACTTCTAAGAGTGCTATCATCAGCTTCTCCAGTTAAAATATCTGTAGCAACACCACCAGCAGTTATGGTGTTAGAAGCTGCTGGACCAAATATTGCACCCATTTTAGCTCCAAATGGTAGATAAGATTCTTTCTTACCCATCATTGGTCTTAGACCTAATTTATAGTCTGAAAGTTTTTCTATAGAATTATTTATATCTGTGAAGAAACCTAGTACCCCACTTCTATCAATGGCATCTGCAAGTAGTTCAGAATAGGATTGTTCTTTATCTATACCATATTGTTTCTTTTTAAATTCATTCACCAATGATGCCATGCCAACTAAAAGTATTGCACCTTGCCAAAAAGCAGCATCTTTTTCTTGTAGACCAGATGTAAGAAGTCTAACAGTAGCTCCTTGACCATATCCTTTGAACTGAGTAATTAATGATCCCATTTCAGTAGATGTCCATAATGCACGATCACCAGCACCTGGGGTAATGATTGTTCTTTCAACAGATTGATTCAGTGCATTTCTAAACTTTCTTGCTAACAACTGATCTTCCCAAAGAGCAGTATTTGGCAACCATTCACCATCTACTCTTTGTCCATGCTGTCTAATAAGTTGTTGCATTCTAAATGCTTCATTGCCATCAATGCCATTGGCTAATAGTTTCTGTCGATCTTTTGCATTAAGTCTTTGAAAATCCTTCATAATTGCTTCTGTCATTCTTAACGTAATGATATTACTTGCAAATTCTTTCATTGCCTGATTCCAATAGTTTAACCCATTGATAAGAAAGAATATTCCTGTAGATGTATTCAATGCTCTTTCCATTGCATATCTACTTCCAAAAAGATCACCTACATCAGAAAATGCACTTGCTCTTAGACCTAATGCAGCATCAACTGCAATGCCAGCTTGTCTTGCCTCTTTAGTTAACATTTTTTTAATTGTAGACCTTTGGCTTTTGAACATATGTCTATATCCATGCTCAAAAACATTTTTAAAACCCTCTGTCATTATCGGTCTAATTACATCAGGTATAGAAGATATAGCTGCTCCACCCATGCCAACTAAGACATTAAATGATTTCATTTGTCTTACAAAACGACTTGCCATATTATGTGGATCTTTTGATGCACCGAATGTGCCTCTAACTCTATCTCTTAGACCTCTTATATCTCTCAGATCATCTGCAAGTGCTTTTTTTAACTTTTGTTTTTCTGCAACAGAAGTAGCTTGTCTTATAAGACCTTCATATTCTTGAGTAACCTCATCAAGAACCTTTGACATAGAAACATCGCCAAACTTTCTTGTAAGCTCAATATCTGTACCCATTGTTTTTGTATGATGCCTAATAAGAACCTCTATATCGTTTTCCAAGAAATCTTCTATAAGTTTATCAGGTATTTCAAATGTTCTAGCTTTTGTACCACTAGCTTGAGTAATCCAATCTATTTGTGATGTGCCTTCATCTAAATTGTAAAATGGTTTGCTCTTAGTATAATTTAATATGATATTGTCTGCATATTCATTTGCACTAGATCTTGTCATATTGGGAAAATGGTTGATTGCCCAGTTACTAACTATACGTTTAAATAACTCAGCATTTTTTTCTATCTTATCTATTCTTGGTACTCTAGGAACGTACCCTAATGCTGTATTTGTAAGAACACCTTCTGATCTAATTTTTCTTAATAAATTTTTTGCTTGCACCAATTCTTCAGGACTAGCTTTACCTTCGGCTATTTTTGCTTCTAACCCTCTGATTTTCTTAGCTAAATCAAGTTCGAACAGCTTTGTATCTTCAGCATTCTTTTTTATCATATCTAAATGTTTACGATATCCTACAGCTGCTTGATTGACATATGGTGTAGCTGAGTCTGTTATTTCATCAGCATCACCATTTCTCATAGCTTTTGCTACTCTTGTACGAAAATCAAATTCAGTTAATGAATCATTGCGTTGTATAAAGTCTTTACTTTTTTGACCAAGCATTTGCACAGATCTACCAATATCACCAGCCTTAGCAGTAATGCCTCTATATGCAAGATATGCAGTATCACTTACTCTAATAGCATCTAAAAGAGAACTTAGATAAATTGTTCTAAAGTTTGTTTCAGCAGATTGTTCCTGTGCAACACCTGTAACTTTACCACCTTGGACTTTCTTTTGAATTACACCACCAAAATCAACTAGTGAAGATGCAACTTTTCTAGATGCTAAACTTGCACTTTGAGTAAGTCTAGTTACTGGATTCCATTTCAGTTTTTCCAATGCTATACCAGTTTCTGCTAATCCTTCTGCTTCTAATGATTGTCTGAGAACTTGTGGGTTACTAGGATCAACAGCAGCTCCAGCACTACGAAAAATACCAGACTCACCTTCTTGTGCTAATTCTTCTGCTGGATTTATACTGCCAGTTATACGTTTACCAAAAGCACCACCTATTGTTCCACCAATTAAAGATGCTCCAGCTAAAGGTATTAAAGTCTGGCTTATTTCAGATCTACCCATGTTTTGTGTGGCTATTAATAATTCTTCAGGAGCATATAAAGCAGCAGTAAAGGTGGCACTACCTATAAATCTACGGAGAAAACTAGATTGAGATAATGTTTTAAATGTTCCTATAGGGGCAAGGGTTAGTGGAGAAACAAGTCCACCTAAACCTACTGCTAAGAGATTACCATTTTCAATGATCTCTAAATCTCTAAGATCATCTTTTAATCTTTTAAGTCTTATAGTTGTTTCTTGTTCACTTGCACTGTTGATGAATCTCCATTCATATCCTTTAGGTATTTGTGTGTCTTTCATTGGGTCATAAGATGGATCATCTACAAAGTCTGAGTTTTCTATCATTCTCATAATAGCTTGTGCTGGTGCATACTGCCTGAAGCCAGCACCAAATGATTCACCAAAACTAAAG